TTTTTTGCTGGTTTTTTCTTGGCCGCCATACCGTAAGCCATGTCAAGACCTTAAGTCTCTTTATTCTAAGCCAATCGCGGGTCGCACTCAAGTATGACCTTCTTCCCTTTATGCTCCTCGCTCCCTCGAGGATGGTACTTAATTACTATTGTGCTCGACAAGATGTCTTCAGGCTGCTGGAGCGTCTTGAACTTCTTGCCGCATTTTTTGCAAATACGAAATCGCACCACATCCTCATCTTGTGATGTATAAGTGCACACGACTTTTGTACCCTCCGACCCACAAGCAGGGCAGGGCATTCCTTTTAATCGCTTCACTTCAATACAACCGATAAGAAGTAGCGCCCATAGTTTCGGGTTTGGCTAAATTAAACTGTTGTAAAACTAAATACCCGAATGCGTCGAATGCGTGGTCTACTCCTAAATTCTTATTTGGTAGACCTGTCCCAGGTGAATAGGTCAATGTTCGCAATGATTTGATCAAGCTCTTGCATCGTGGGTGGATCACTGTACGACGCTCTCCTGTCGCATCCATCAACGCTGTATTAACTGACGTAATTTTGTCCCGGATCTTCCATGGTGCCTTGGGCGATTGCACCGTAAATCCACTTCGCCGCAAAATTGCATGGTCCGTAACCCCCACACCCTGCGTCTTCCTGGCCCCGCCCGTAGGGTCTGGACACGCAATAATCCTGCGCTCCACACCATATCGACGGGTAACCTCCTCCGCGAAATCCCACGTGGTCGCTCCACCCGTCAACATGATCTCGTCAAATACATACAGCGTGTGGCCATCTTTTACCGCCACAATCCCACTCATTGGATCGACGTTAAAATCAACGCCCAATAACAATGGCTGGATTGCAATATCCCTAGCTTCCTCCGAAATATTGGCGTCCGAAAAGCTCACCGCGACTAAACCGGTTAAATTCTCGAAACTTGCCTCAAATTCTTGCCGGAATGTTCGAGTGTCAAGTTGCGCTCGGGCTGCCTCGACCTCCTTCGCACTAACATTCCCGCCGTCAATCGTTGTATAACTCCATCGCTCCCATAATTCCGTAGGATCCTCCGCGACATAACACCACAAGTCGTAAAACCAGCTAGCTGTACCATCAGGCGTTGAAATAAACAGCGCCCAGCCCTCTTTATCCGCTAAAGCTGGTCGTATAACCTCAAACCACACCTCTGCATCCATAAATGCAGCCTCGTCCAACACCACTCCACTTAAACTTCGGCCCCTCAACGCCATTGCGTTCTCGGTTCCCTTTAATTCAATCGTCGATCCGTTAATTAGCTCGATCCGTAGGTCTGTCTCGTTCTTGCTGTGAATCCATACCTTCGGTACAAGCTTCTTTAATGCGCGCCAAGCAATGTCTTTTGCCATTCGATAAGTTGGCGCACAATAAAAAAACGTCTCCCCAGGACGATTGATCGCTCCACGCAACAACTCAACGCAGGACAGGTACGATTTGCCAAAACGTCGGCCAGCTACTAATACTCGGAATCGTTTGTCGCATGAAAAGACTTCGCCTTGCGCCCATCGAAGTTGAATGGGTTCGGAATTTTGACTCATGCCTATCACAATACATAGCTTTCTGACCCCTGCCCCCCGCTGTCCATACGCTCCAGCAACAGTTATCATTTGTGGAACGGTAATCTTGTGGCAAATGGGACTTAGAACGCCTGACGCAGTTAAAGCCGAACGGGTGAGGCGCTTATATCGTCGTCAACTCGATGGTCTTTCCGCTAGAGCATTGGTTTATGACCATGCTGAGAAAGAAAGCATTTCTCTGGCGACCGGATGGCGGGATTGGGATGAAGTGAAGCAGATGGTTGAAGAAGATTGGAAAAATGATCGCGAAAACATGCTTCCGCGTCTTCAACACATGCGTACCAAACTCTTTCATCAAGCTTTGAAGAAAGGGCAATTGCAAACCGCGAGCCAGGTTCTTGATTCCATTGGACGTGTTATCGGTGAAGCAACTGAAGTCGTCAACATCCAAGCGCCTGATCTGACCATCAAGATCGAAAACAAAACCGACTGACGCTCCAAACAACAACAAAGACAGCGAGCCTCCCGCCTTGGGGGGCTTTTTTAGTACACGAATGCTAGTTGGCGAGAATATGTTTAAGTTATGGGCTGTTGGTACGCTTGTACTGCTTTCGCAACACCTCCCCCTTATTGAGAATGAGAATGATTATCATTCCCAGTAGTACAAAGTAGTACACTTTCGTGAACCAACGAAAAATGAGAATGATTATCGTTCTCAAAAAAATGAGAATGATTATCGTTCTCGTTTTCAAAAAATGAGAATGATTATCATTTTACTTGAGAATCGTTCGCACTAAGTGTTAACAATTCTTTTCTATTTAATCCTGTATTTCTCCAGTCAATAGACTAGAATATTGATTGAGAGTAGATCCTCGGATCCCGTCGCCGTGACCACTGCCAGCGCTCACACGCTGTCACGTCCATTTGTCGCCGACCCTTTGCAGAGGTTGCTCTCAAAAAATGCGGGAAAACTACTCGTTCACCACTCCAAAAGAACCCAATGTCAAAACTCAAAGATTGCTTATTGTTGTCGGCTGTCGGCTGTGTCGTTGCCGGTGCTGGATGCTTTGCAGTGCTGATGCACGACGTACACCAGTCGCTTGAAACAAACCGTCCAAGCCTTAGCAGTGAGCAGTTCAGCAACCTTGCGTTAGCTGCGTTGCTTGTTCCTGCCTTAGGTGTGATCCCAATGAAAGCAGCCGAGAAGATCGAGTCATGATCTCTTCTCCGTACCAAACCTTTTCAGCTTCTGATTTTATGTCTTACAACATCATCCGTTCCTACCATCCTTCCTTGCGTCGATCCGACAAGATCATGCAGCGAGGGTTAACCCTGGGACAAGCACAAGCCCACTGTCGCCGTCCTGACACAAGGAAGGAAGGGCAATGGTTCGACTGCTACACGCAAGCCTGACCAGATCGCCTCCGTACCAATCAACAACAACGCGCAATGATCCCAACGACAATGATCGAGCTTGAGTGCTCTAATGGCTCAAAATACTCTGAACCAGTTCATAGGCGGTTTAGTGTTATTAGACAAAATGATGACGGCACGTCAACTATTTTGTTTCACAGCGATTTAATCGACAATTGCTGGGAGTATAAAAACTTCCATCATCCCAACAATCACAGCGTCTACATTGCAAAGCGTGATGTTGTCGAGTGCTTAGTCCTAGCCAACTAAAAGCCACCCAGCCAAGAGCTGGGTTTTTTTATGCCTACAGATGATAGGATGCTAGGGGATTACGAGATCAAAGCTCGCGACCCGACAACCACACCAACAAAACACTATGAGAAAGATCGAAACACAAATGAACTCCGCAGTCTGGAATCACAAAGACTGGGAGAAAGACAACACAAGAGTGACTATTAGGGGCTCCCACGCAATGGTGTTTCTACATGGAAACCACATAGCAACCCTGAACCGGTTTGATCGCTGCATGGAGTTCTATGCAGGCCCAGACTCAAGATGGTTCAGCCGTACCACCTTTAGCCGATTAAACGCTTTAGCTCTTCAGTTCTGCGGCGTGAAACCTTTTTACACTAAAAAGCACGTTCCAATGATCAGCACTCCCAATCGTGACCGAGAGTGGGAAACACGAGACTTTTATAGTTTCAATGCTTGCGGCTGTTAACGACAAAGCCCCGCTGAGAGCGGGGCATTTTTTATGGTTCCGTACCAGCAAGCCCTAGGCCACAAGCTCACGATTGAAGACGGATTCTGGACCATAACGCTCTACCAGCTCAGGGAAGCACTCAAGCAAGCGTTGACGATTGATGGGGTCAGCAGCTGAAAGACAGTCTGCAAGCTTGACTGCAAAGGATCCACCATTACGGCGAACCGTTCCGAGCATCCTGTGAAATTGTTCTGAAGTGAGTTCCATTGATCTTGTGATGTTTGATTAAGGTTAGGTGGGTTTTCAGGTTCCGATGAAGGTGATCACGGATCCCTCACTGCGAGCCCTGAGAAGCTTCTCTCGGACCCATAACGCCCTGCCAGCCTTAGCGCGGTTCTTAGCCTGCTCACAGTACGTGTCCAAGGCTTCTACGAGCATTGCTGACTCGTCTGGGGAAATGAACTCCTGAGGCTTGACGCTAGCCATGTAGCACTCCTCCTCTAACAGTCGTTTCATCGTAGCCATTGCGGTTCCTTTAGTACTTTGATAGGATAGCATTTGAATAGGTCAGCGCAAGCAGATCCGTTCCAACAGCACCACAGCGCAAACACACCATGAAACCAGCTGAGCAG